CGGACGGCGGCGGCGTATTCGCGGGAATGGGGGTCCATGAGTCGATTCCTTTCGTGTTGGGTTGCGGGAATGTACGCATGGCCACCGTCTTGGCAAGGGGCCATGCCAACAAAATGGGGGGACTTGAAACGGCGTACACCAGTGGGCCAAAGGTGCCGAGCATTGGGTGGCGGTATCGTCATTTGGGCTATGGTCTAGCGTCAGTTTGGCTAGCGTGCAAGCCCAGCTGCGATGATGCGGACGATGACGACGACGAGCTCGAGCCAGAGATCAGCGGTCATGGTGGGCCTCCTTGCCCTGGGGGTGTCGATCCGTCAGAAAATTGCCACCCGTTTCGCAGCTGTCGGCAGGCCGGGTGGCCCCACCTTTTTGCTCAGGATCCGATGTAGTGGTAGTAGCCCATGCTTCCGACAAGCCAGACGGTCTTGGCGTGGCTCCCACGACCGGCCGTGCGGGCCTCGGTTGTCTCGTGGCCGCCGTAATAGAAGTCCATGGCTGCGGCAACCTCGTCTGCATACTCCTTCGTTGAGCAGCAAATCGGGGTGACCGCATACTTCCAACCGCGAGGATCCTCAACCAGCTTGAGGAAAGCCTTCATGTCTTCGGTGGGCTCGGTGATGGTGCAGGCGGCGTTCATCGTTTCGTCTCCCGGTTGGCGTCCGTCAGGTCTCATGTGCCTGACGTGTGTACTGTAGGGTATCGTCAGTTAGGCGTCAACCCATGAATCGGATTTTCTTGGGGGCTGTTTTCCCGGTGAAAACGCTACTTCCGTTTCCGGGCCCGCTTTTTGCGCGTGGCGGCCGGTCGCTTGGCCAGGTGTTTCTTCCCGGCCGACCGGGTCGTCAGCCCGTCTCGAGCCTTCTGGGCGGCCTGGGAGGGGATTAGCCAGATCCGCTGGCCAATCCTCCGGGCACCCGCCAGCTTGCCCTCTCCGAGCAGGTGCCTGATCCAGCCCTCGGTGCAGCCCATGATTTCCACGGCCTCGGCGACCGTGAGGTATTCGCCGCCGTCGATCTTCTGCGCCATCGTGACCATACCCCAATGCTACATGCCAGCGATAGTTGGTCAAACCAACGCCCGTCCGGCAGGTTTCTAGTCCTCCACAATCCCTTGCCGACACCTGCCGGACACCCATACGGTTAGGTGCCGGGCAGATTTCAAGCGGAGAGGGCGGGGCTTGCGATCTTGTACACATATGTACACTGGCTCCTGTCCGCCCTGTGGAGGTTTGATCGATGACGCTACGAGAGATTCTGACGAAGTATTCGATTTTGCAAAACCTCACCGACCGCACGGTCGTGCTGTACGGCCACACGCTGGACCGGTTTGCCGAGCACCTCGGCCACGAGCCGACGCTCGACGACATCGACGACCTGGTGGTGGCTGGCTTCCTGCGGTGGCGAGCATCCACGCCCAGACGCGGCAGGAAGCCCTCTGCGGCCTCGGTGTCCAAAGACAAGAGCCAACTCACGGCCCTGGCCAACTGGGCCGCCAAGAAACGTCTACAGCGTTCTGACGGGCGCGACGTGGAATTCCTGTCGCTGCCACGCACCCGGAAGATTAGGCACGCCCCGCAGGCGTATACGGCAGACGAGGTGGCCAGGCTTATCCGGCTAGCGAAGACTCGGATCGGCACCATTGACGGCAAGCCGGCGGCCTGGTGGTGGCCGACGCTGCTCTACGCAGCGTGGTGCTCAGGAGAACGGATCGGTGCCCTGCTCGAGCTCCGCTGGCAAGACGTGGACCTCGACAACCGGCAGCTGCTGTTCCGGGCCGAGACGAGAAAGGGCCGGTCAGCCGACATTCAGCGAGCGATCACGCCGGACCTGGCAGACATGCTGCGCCGGTTCGCCGGCAAGCCGGATGCGTTGGTGTGGCGATGGGACCGGGCCCACCATTCGCTCTGGCCCAGCCTCAAGCTGCTCTGCAAACGGGCCGGCGTTCGCGGCACGGGCTTTCACAAGATGCGGAAGGCGTCGGCATCGTACGTCGCCCTCGGCGGCGGCGATGCGACCGAGCACTTGGGGCATGCCAGCCCGGAGATGACGAGGCAGCACTACCTAGATCCCAGGATCACGAGCCCGAAGACAGCCCTGGACTACCTACCGCCCCTGGATCTCAACGGGCCGGCCGCGTGACCCGGCACATGCGGAGCGGCCGGCAGGGGAAAGGATGACCCTGCCAGCACGCTCAACGCATGGCCCGGATCATTGGCTCTGCCGACACTCTTGGTGGCAGGCGGCGTAGCCCGCGATGTCGATGGCCGCATCGTCGGTGGCACCGGGGCCGCGCTGCCGGGCGATCTTGTCCAACACCATCACGAGCGCCCAGTCGGCCGCCGTGAACGACGTGTTGAAGGCGGCGTTGACCAGAGCCGCCGTGCGGGCGAAGTGTTCGGTAGGTGGCCCGTACTTCCCGTGCCGGTCACGCACGGCAGCGATAGCACCGTGCAGAGCCTGCTCGGCACGAGTCGCCGCAAACCCAGGCGGCTCCCACTCCGCGTAGCTCTCGCTCGTGGCACGACGCTCGTTCTCTGCCTGGAGGAGCCAATCCACTGGCGCAGGCCGGTGCGTGTGGTCGCCTGTGGTGGCGTCATCGGCCGGCGTCCACTCCGCGTACGTCTCGCCCGGCTCGGGGTCGCCCTGGTCGAGCTTGTACCCCACCATCTTCGGATCGTCGGCCGGCGTGGCGTCCAGCCTTGATCGCACTGCGGATCGCAGTACGTCGTTGGCCTGTTGCAGCGTGGTGGTGGTCATTCCTTTGCCTTTCTCAAGTCTCGGTCGCAGAACAGTGGGTACGCTCGCGTCACTTCCCTGCGTCCTCCATCGACGATTGCCATTCCCTGACACGGCCTTTCCGGTGAAGCAACCCGCTCAGCGTATGGGCTGTGTCCAATCACGCTGCCGTTGGCGACGTACCTTGCACCACGCAGCCAGCCCCACGAGTGGTAGTGGCCGAAGATCGTTAGGTCCGCGCGGCGTCCCGCGTCCCACCGGGCGATTGCTTTGCTCGCCGGCAGGGCCAGACCGTAGACGCCGCCGGCGAACCGAATCGAGTGGCCGTGCGTCGTGCGAACGAGGAACCCGTCGAGGTCCACGTAGCCGAGATGCCCCTCGGCAATCTGCCACCGCACGTTCTTGTTTCGCTCCTCGCGGGCGAGCGTGAAATACATCAACTGCTCCCACGAGTGGTCCATCTCGGTGGCGATCCGGGGCTTGCCCTCGTTGCTGCGCCCGTGGTTGCCGGCGTTTGTGCAGACGATCACCTCGTCGGCGTGCTGGGCCACGTTGTCGATGAGCCCGCGAAGCCGCTCGGCGATCCACCGCGTGGCGTTCATCGGCGATAGCTGGGCCACCTCGACGCAGTCCGGGTGAATGTGCCCCGTGATGAAATCGCCGCCGAGCCACACGAGCACGCGGCGAATGTCGGCCTGGTTGCGTTCGTGGGCAAGGCAGTCAAGGAACCGCTCCTCCAGTTCGGCAATCCTCAATTGACATACGTCAAGTGAGTAGTCGTTCTCGCCGTTGACCGTCTCGGGCAGAACCCGTTCCTCACAGTGAACGTCGGAGAGCATGAGGATCGCCGTGGCGTCGTGCCGCACACGCTTTCTAGGCTTGATGCCCCTGTGCTGAGATACGCCCTTCACGCCCTGCAGCGAAGCCATCGCATCGGCGCGGCCTCGCTCGCGGTCGATGTGCGCGAGGGCGAGCTTGTACCGGCCTCGCAGCGTGGCGAGTTCCGACCGCAGCCGCGCCAACTCGGCGTCGGCGGCCAGCTGTGCGGCGTCGGCCACGGCAGTGTCGATCTCGTTCAGTTTCGCTTTGCCAGCCATTCGCCCATCCTCTTGTGGTCGCACGAACGCCATCCGCGTGTCTCGCAATACTCAATTAGGATGCGGGCCAGAGTCAGCCGCTTCGTCGTGCCATACCCGCCGGCGTGGAATTTCTCGCGGGCCGCTAGAAGCGTGTCTATTGCTTCAGTTGGCAGTCGGTCGAACCACGTCAACCGACGTTCGGCCATGGCAGCTGCCACGGCAACATCAATTTCGGCGAGCATGTTTCCTTTCGCCATCACTCCTCCTTGGGCGTCACGTCGTAGAGCGTCCACAAGACACGGGCCAAGTCTTTGCCGGCCTGCTCGATCACTTCCTCGCTGGCCTGCGGGAAGATCGCGTGTAGCAACTCGTGGATCAGCACCGTCAGCCTGTGCTTGCCCCGCATGCCGTCGTGCAGCACGATCCTGGGATGCTTCGCTTTGCGCGTGTACGTGATGCCGTACGCCTGGCCCGTGAGCTCAGTCCAGCGGATGAGCCACCGCTCGTCGCCGTTGATCGTGAATGTGTGGTCGCGCGGCACGGGCTTGCCTTTCGCCCGTCATCGTGGCCGGCGTGTCAAGTCGAGGCCGGGCCCCACTTGCCCACTGGGCAGGATTCTCCGGCCCACGACAACTTCGAGATGTACTGCTTTTCACGAACGATGGGGCAGCCACACTTCCGGCACGCCTTGCCGTCGAAGTGCTCGCACGCCTGGCAGATAGCAAACCGCTCGGCGACTTGCTCTTCAGTGGCTCGGGGCATCCCTGCGGCTAAATGCTTGGCGGCCGACGTGGCGAAGTTCGCCACCTTCTGCGGCAGCGACAGGCCGGGCTTTGCGGTGCGAGGATACGCCGGGTGCGTCTCGTCCACCGTGATCCGGTAGCCGTCCTGGCTGACGATGCACGGGCGTGCCTCGTCCAGCGTAAATCCACGCTCGTGGCAGCGGGCCTCAAGGTGTCGCAGGTGGCAGCGAATCATGGCAGCGGGTTCAAGTCGCTAATTGCTACGGTGTTCATATCGATCCCCTGCCAGCAGTCCTTGTTGCAATAGTCGCTGTCAATGTTGAAGACGGGATGCGGGTCCGTGAGCGGCTTCCATTGGCAACCGCCGTCCGGGCCATACCAATCAGACACACTTGAGTTCAGTTCGTCGCCTAATGATTCAGGGCAACCCGTTTCATCCAGCACTATTGAAAACGAGCGTTTTGTAAGCCTGCCGAGATTGCTTGTTCCTGCGCAGTATTGCAGTTGGCACACTTCAAGCGTGTACTCCCCTGCGGCGTCACACAAAAGCCGCATGCACGGCGTAAGTTCGACAGACACCCACCACACAAGGCCATCAGGGTTGTCGGTGAACTGGCATATAATGAAGTCAGCCGGCCCAACACCTTCGTAGCACCCTCCGTTGCCGCAAACGCATATGTCACCATCCGGCACAACATCAAAATCAAAGCACGTTTGGCACGGCGCGAGAGTCTGTAGAGTCTGTAGGTAGCATGAATCGCTGGCGTTATAAGCAGTCGCTTCGCTTTCGGTTGGCTCTGGCGGTGTCTCGTTGAATTCCCATTTACCTCGCTCGCTAAACGTGTAATCAACGGCTTTCTCGCACGCGCACGGAACGCACCCCTGCCCACAGCAACACGCCTGCTCCGTGCCTAACTTGCCGTCGCGGACAACGAGTTTCCCGTCCTGTATCGTCAGTGGACTCATGACGCCGTTGCCGTCGCGCAAGTCGTGATAGTGAGTTGCACAGTGGATGCAGTGTCGTCGCACAGCACGCCGACTCGCCGGCGAGTAAATTCAACAGCCTCCGTTGTCAGCGTGGCCATCGTAAAGACTTCCACGGTCTGCACCTGCATTGTGAAAGTGCTGGTCGATTGGGTTGCCAACGCAATACCCGGCAATGTCTTGAATTGAATGCCGCATTGCGTCGTCGTGGCGGCCGTGAAGAAATCGCCACGGAACAACTGCGGCACCAAAAGGAACCACGCCGTGCCGTCCTTTCCAATTGAGCAGTCACGCTCGCTCGAGTCGTTCTCATCAAGCGGCCAAAATAGATTGGTGGCGCTGACGGTGTTGGGCGTGGTGGTTTGATACTTGAACGTGACGGTGTTTGACGAGCCGATCGACCACGAACCCGTGAAGGTGCAGATGCGGATTTGCTTGTCGGTCTTGCCGGTTTGCCGCACCCCAAAGTGAAGCCCGGCCCCGTCCCGATCGCCGGCCTCCACGATCCGCACCACACGGCCGATGCGTTCGGCCGCCGGCCGCGTGAACGTGACGCGATCCGTGCGGGCCGCTTTGCCGTCTGGCCGCTTCGCTCCCACGGTCAATCCTCGTAGACGGTCAGCACCAGGCGTGTATTCGCCACGGCGGCCTTGGCTGCGTAGTCGCCAGCTGCGAGCCGCAGCACGGCAGCCTCGCCGGCCTTGAGCCGCACCGTCTCGTAGAGCGCCGTGCCGTCGAGCCGGCCGAACGACACGGTGTGTGTCGTCGTCGTCGCCAGCGACCTGGCAAAGCACACGCCGA